CAACCCCCGAAACAGAACCTGAGGTTCCGATGGAAAACACCCCCGACATCTCGGCGGTGCGGGCTGAAGCGGCTGCTGAGGCTGCCAAAGCTGAGCGCGCCCGCATCTCCGGCATCACTGCTCTGACTGAAAAGCACGGCATGGCTGATCTTGGCCGCCAGCTGATCGAGGGTGGCCGCAGCCTCGATGAGGCCCGCGCTGCTGTTCTCGAGAAGATCGGCGCCAAGGTCGAGCCTGTGGCTGAGAAAGCCACCGACATCGGCATGACCGAGAAGGAGGTGCGCAGCTTCTCCTTCCAACGCGCCATCAACGCACTGGCCAACCCTCAGGATCGCAAGCTGTGGGAAGCCGCTGCCTTTGAGCGTGAGTGCTCTGAGGCTGCTGCTGCCAAGGCTGGCAAGACCGCACAGGGCATCATGGTGCCCAACGAGGTGCTGCGCCGTGATCTGACCGTTGGCACTGCTTCGGCTGCTGGCGATCTGGTCGGTACTGACTTCCGCCCCGGTTCGTTCATCGAGCTGCTGCGCAACCGCTCTGCTCTCGCCGGCCTCGGCGTGACCAGCCTCACTGGCCTGAGCGGCAACGTGGCGATCCCCCGTCAGACCGGCGCTGCTACCGCCTACTGGGTGGCTGAGTCCGGTGCTCCTACCGAGAGCAACCAGACCGTGGATCAGGTGAACATGTCGCCCAAGACCGTGGGTGCCTTCACCGACTACAGCCGTCGCCTGATGCTGCAGTCCAGCATCGACGTTGAGCAGATGATCCGCCAGGATCTCGCCACCGTGCTGGCACTTGAGATCGACCGCGTTGGTCTCTACGGTCTGGGCAACTCCAACCAGCCCCTCGGCATCAAGCTGACCACCGGCATCAACACCGAGGACTTCGGTGCTGCTACTCCCACCTACGCAGAGGTGGTGAGCATGGAGAGCAAGATCGCTGCCGACAACGCAGACATCGGCGCCATGGCTTACCTGATGAACGCCACCATGCGCGGCGCTCTGAAGACCAAGGACAAAGGCACCGATACCGGCGCCTACGTGTTCGAGCCTGGCGGCACCGTCAACGGCTACAACGCTGTGGTGAGCAATCAGGTGGCCAGCGGTGACATCTTCTTCGCCGTGTGGAGCCAGCTGATCATGGGCATGTGGTCTGGCCTGGATCTGACCGTGGATCCTTACACCCACAGCACCAGCGGCACTGTGCGCGTGGTTGCTCTGCAGGATGTGGACTTCGCAGTCCGTCATCCCGAGGGCTTCTGCCGCGGCAACAACACCCTCTGATCTGATGGAGGCGGGGCGGTCTAACGGCCGCCCCTTGAATCTATGAAGGTCAAGATCCTGAGTCAGACAAGCATCGCAGGCGTGCCAGCGCGCGTTGGTGATGTCTTTGAGGTGAGCGATGCTGATGCCCGGCTGCTGCTGGGCAACGGCAAAGCTGAGCAGGTGGCTGATGCCCCTGTGGTGACTGAAGAGCCTGCGCCTGCGCCGGCAAAACGCAAACCCCGCACAAAGGTGACCACCGATGGCGATCTTCCAGCAGACGCTTGAAAAGCTGCAGCACTTCACGCTGCTTGCTACCACCACCATCACCGGCACTGGTGATCAGACCGGCGTAGACCTTCTGGAGTACGACGGCGACATCCAGGTGATCCTGTCCGGCACTGCTGCCGGCTCTGGCGCTGATCTGACCTTCCGCCTGGAAGAGTCCGACGACAACAGCACTTTCACCGCTGTGACCGGCGGCGGCTTCACCGCTATCGGCAACACTGCCGCCAAGCAGGTAAAGACCCTCAACCGCGATGAGCTGAAGCGCTACGTGCGCCTGAGCTGCACCGCTGAGACCGGCACCGCATCCAGCGCTGTCACCTGCTTCGGCTACGGCCTGAAGAAGTACGGCTGATGGCGATCACCGAGGATCTAAACCTGTTCCTCGACGACTTCGGCGTCAGCTGCACGGCTGGCGCCGTTTCGGCATTGGGCATTTTGGACATGCCCACGCAGGTGGTTGCAGGCGAGATGGTGCTGAGCACCGACTACACGCTGACGGCCCGTGCGGCTGATTTCGGCGGGCTCAAGTACGGGGACAGCATCACGGTGGCCACGGTGGCCTACACAGTGCGCGAGACGCGGCTCATTGATGACGGCGCGTTCGTTGAAATCGGACTGCAGAAGACATGACCACACGCCGCGAGACGATCCTGGCCGCCGTGCGCACCGCGCTCACTGGCACCACCGGCGTCAGCACCCGGATCTACCGCAGCAGGGTGGAGCCACTTGCACGGGCGGAAAGCCCGGCGATTGTCGTTGAACCAATCGAGGACGTTGCGCAGCAGAACACCAGCCTGCCGACACTGGACTGGTCACTCACGGTGCGCATTGCAGTGGTGGTCCGCGCCAACATCCCAGACCAGGCTGCAGATCCGATTGTGGAATCACTGCACAGCAAATTGATGGCCGACCTTACCCTTGGCGGTCTTGCCATGGACATCCAGCCGCTGCGAGTAGAATTCCAGATAGTTGAGGCTGATCAACCGGCAGGCGTCGTAACGTGCGACTACCTTGTGCGGTACAGGTCCTCTGTCACCAACTTGGCGGTTTGATGATGGCTACCACAATCGATCAATACCATGGGCAAGGAGGCACTTACCTCCTGGACCCTAAGTCCGGCAAGCGGAAGCTCATCGAGCGGACTGAGCCGGCTGTCACCCCTGCTCACGCAACTCCTGAGGTAACGAGCAATGCCGCTCCTGACTCGCAAGCGCCTGATCCTGGCGAAAGCTGAACTAACCTACGGCACAGATAACACGCCTACGGGCGCTGATGCTGTTCTCGTTCGCAACCTTGAGGTCACGCCGCTTGAGGCTGACACAGTCAGCCGCGACCTGATTCGCCCTTACCTGGGCAATTCCAAGCAGCTGCTTGCCAACACTCGCGTGGGCATTACCTTTGAGGTGGAACTGGCCGGTTCCGGCACTGCTGGCACTCCGCCGCGTTATGGCGCCCTGCTGAGAGCTTGCGGCTTCTCCGAGACCATTGTGGCCACCACCAGCGTGACCTATGCGCCCGTGAGCGCCAGCTTCACCAGCGCGACCATTTACTTCAACAACGATGGCGTGTTGCACAAGGCCACCGGCTGCCGCGGCACCTTCACGATGACCTGCAACTTGAATGAGATCCCGGTGATCTCGTTTACGATGACCGGCATCTACAACGCGCCAACCGACACTGCCGCCCCCGCAACGACCTACTCTCTCCAGGCCACCCCGCTGATCTTCAAGAACGGCAACACGTCGAACTTCTCGATCTTCAGCTACAGCGGCTGTCTGCAGAGCCTGAGCTTCGACGTTGCTAATGAGGTGATCTACCGCGAGCCGGTGGGCTGCAACAAAGAGGTGCTGATCACCAACCGCGCACCCAGCGGCACAGCCGTGATTGAGGCGCCCAGTATTGCCACCAAGGACTTCTTCACGATCGCCAACGGTTCAACGACTGGCAGCATCACCTTCCAGCACGGCGCTACCGCTGGCAACATCGTGACGTTCACCACAGCTCAGTCCGACATCGGCAGCCCGACCTACTCTGACCAGGACGGGATTCAAATGCTGAACCTGCCCTACTTGGCGATTCCGTCCAGCTCGGGCAATGATGAGCTGAGCCTCGCTTTCACCTGATAGGAGCCCTGCATGGCGTTTGTTCTCAAGCAGTCCGACACCTACACCTGGCCGGTCGCCTTTGACGTTCCCGTCGATGGCGGCCGCCACGAACGGCAAACATTCGACGGTGAGTTCAAACGCCTTCCGCAGAGCAAGGTTGGCCCGATGGTGGCTGAGCTGCAGCGCCTAGAGGATCTGGGCGACTTAGACCGCATCACCGAGATCGCTGGCGAGGTGCTGGTCGGATGGTCCGGCGTCAACGATGACGCAGGCAAAGAGATCCCTTTCAGCCAGAAGGCATTGGAGCAGCTGCTTGAGGTGCCCTTCCTCGCGGTTGCGGTGCTCAAGGCTTACATGGACAGCCTGAAGGGAGCCAAGAGAAAAAACTGATCGAGGCCGCTGAGTATTGGGCCGGCGGCGGCGTCATTGATGACACGCAGTCCGATGCGGCGGCCTTCGGCTTGGCGCTACCAGAGCAGCCGGCCGAGCACTTTGAGGTGTGGGAGGAGAACTGGCCGGTGGTCGAGATGTTCCTGCGATGCCAGACGCAGTGGCGAACAACGATGAACGGCCTACTCGGCCTCGATTACGGGGCTGTGGCGTGGCTCCTTAGACTGTACGAAGTGAAAGACCCGCGTTCGCTACTGGAGGATCTGCAGGTCATGGAAGCAGCGGCACTGGTCACGATCAACAGCCGGAGCAGCTGACATGAACCTCGACGCGCTGCTGCGGATCAAGGCGGACGTTCAGGGCGAGAACAACATTCGCCGGCTGGGTAACTCCATGCAGGGCCTGCAAGGGCAGGTCAAGAACGCAGCATCTGGATTCAGCAACCTGAAAGGCGCTGTTGCCGGCTTTGGTGCAGCGATTGCAGGCAGCGCGATCGTGGGCGGCCTGTCCGCCATCGTGAAGAAGTCGATCGACGCTGGCGATGAGCTGTTCAACCTGCAAGCCAAGACTGGCGTAGCGGCCAGCGCACTGATCGGCATCGGCAACGCAGCCAAGCTGGCTGACGTGGACATGGCGACCCTTGGCAAGGGCCTAACCAAGCTGAACATCAATCTGGTCAAGGCAGCCGAGGGCAACGAGGATCTGGCTCGTAAGTTTCAGGCGCTTGGCGTCGAGGTAAAAGGCGCCGATGGGCAGGTCGTTTCATCCGACAAAGCGCTGAAGCAGATTGCCGATCGCTTTGCTGACATGCCGGATGGCGCGCAGAAAGCAGCGGCTGCGGTGGCCATTTTTGGCAAGGCTGGCGCGGATCTGATTCCGCTGCTTAACGAAGGTGCGGCCAGCATGGAACAGTTCACCTACAAGGTGAGCGATGACTTCGCAGCGCGCTCTGATCTGTTCAACGACACGATCACCGAGCTAGGTATCAAGACGCAAGGCTTTGGGCTTGAGCTGACCGATGCGCTGCTGCCTGCGTTGCAGTCGATCCTTGAGGTGTTTGGCGAGCTGTTCGACACCAAGCAAGATTGGACAGCCTTGTTCGATGTGATCAAGGTCGGCGTGCGCAGCTTGGCAACTGTGCTGCTTGCGATGATCAAGCTGGTCGATGAGGCTGTGCGCTTGATTGGCAGCTTCGCCAAACGTGCGCAGCTGGTCTTTTCCGGTGATTTTGCTGGCGCTAGGGCGGAAGCTGATCGTTTTGGCGATGACTTCATGAAGCGCTTCCAGGCGAGCGTGAACCAGTTTGAGCGGCTATGGAAAGACGCGCCATCACCCGGCACAGGGATGCGTAGCGGCGGCCGGAGCATGGCGCTGGACACTACTGCTGCTGATCGTGAACGCGAAGCAGCTGCACGCAAAGCAGCGGCTGAAGCCAAGCGTGCCGCCAGCGAGCAGGAACGGCTTGAAGAGCGCCGGCGTGATCTGGGACAGCAAGCGCTCGACCTGCAGGAGCAGTTACGCCGCAGCGTGGAAGATGTGAATGCAGCCTATGAAGGGGTCGGCGCCAATCCGACCACGCAGTTGTTCTTGCAGCGCGACGCAGCGATTACCGACAACAACCGGCAGGTGGATGAGCTGACCCAAAAGGTGGTGGAGCTGGTGCGCGACGTGAACGCAGCTGGCGGTGAGATCGATGTGAAGCCCTTTGAGGAGCTGATCAAGACGCTGTCAGCCAGCAATGTGGCTTTAGCAGACAAGGAATACCTGCAGGGCTTGAAAGACCTGCTTCCATCGCTTGATGAGTACGACGCCAAGATTAAAGAAGTCTCGCGCGGCAAGACTGAGCTAACCGAGCTGGAAAAGCTCAACGCTCAGATCAACCTGCTGCAGCTGGACATCCTTGCTGCCACAAACCCAGCACTGGCTGAGCAAATCAACCTGCTGCGTGAACGCGCCAAGGCGCTTGATGATGCGACTGCAAAGCAAGAGAAGGAAAGCAAGAGCTTTGGCACACAGTTCAAAGAATCGTTCAAGCAGGCTTACGACGCCGCCACCAACCTCGGCGCCAACCTTGCAAGCATTGCTAGCAATGGCATCGACGGTCTGACGAACGCGATTGTTGAGTTTGCATCCACTGGCAAAGCAGCGTTCAAGGAGTTCGCCTCGTCGGTGTTGAAAGATATCGGCGCGATGCTGATTAAGTTCGCCATCTTCCAAGCCGCAAAAGCTGCTTTAGGTTTTTTTGCCAACGGTGGCGTTGGCGGCACAGATTCAGCTGGCAATCAAGTGCCTAACATCATGGGCTTTGCCACCGGCGGCGTGATGTCCAACAACGTCGTCCCCATGCGGCGCTACGCCAGCGGTGGCATTGCACGTTCGCCCGAAATGGCCATTTACGGCGAGCGCGGCCCCGAGGCTTATGTGCCCCTGCCTGATGGTCGCAGCATCCCGGTCAAGCTGCGCACTGATGCGCTGAACCGCTACCGGCCAGCAGGCGCAATGGGTGGCGCAGCTGCCGATGGTGGCGAAGGCGGCGATGGCATGAGCGCACCACGTGGCGGCGGATCGATCAGCGTGCGCTACGAAAGCACCGTGATCAACAACGTCGAGTACGTGACCGCTGAACAGTTCCGCGCAGGTATCCAGCGAGCTGCAACCGAGGGCGCCCAGCGCGGCACGCAGAACACTCTTAAGCGGCTGCAGCAGTCGCCTGCAACGCGCCGGAAGGTTGGCATCTGATGGAACTAGCGATCGGCAATTACCTGACGCTCAAGAGCCGCAGCGGTGATCGAGTTTTCAGGTTCCAGAACTTCCACATCAACGCCACTGCCACGCACGCAGGTCAGACCTACAACTTCCTCCCGTTCGGCTTCTCTGGCGTCAGCATCAACCGCACCGGCGACAACACCGATGCCAGCCTGGTGCTGCCCAACAACAAGCTCAGCCGTGACTGGGCGATCAGCGCCGTAAACAACCGCTGGCTGGCAACAGTGCTGGTGATGGCATTGAACCCTGACGACGCAAGCCAGGCCACAGTGATGCACCAGTACGTGGGGCAGGTTGCGGCGGGCAACTGGGATGAGGCCAGCCTGCAGCTGGCGCTCAACACTGTGCTTGATGCGGTTGGCGCGGATGTGCCGATGCGGCGGCTGACGCAATCACTGGTGGGAGCATTGCCGATCAGTAGCAATGTCCGACTGTCTTGATCTGGTCGGCCTGCGATACCGGCTGGGAGCTGACGGGACCGATGGTGAAATCGACTGCATCCATCTCGTGTATGAAGTGCTGCGGCGGCTTGACATCGCAACGCCGAGGTTCAGACCTGAGTGGTACGAAGCAACGCCGCAGAGCATCGCGCGCGATCTGTTGCGATGGGGGAACCGTATTGCAGTGCCTGCCTACGATGGTGACGTGCTTCTGCTACGGCAGCAGCGGACAGCCTTTGGTGTGACATGGCAGACGGGCATCCTCTACATCAACCACCAGCTGGAGAGGGTCGCATGGTGCCCGGTGTCCGCCGTCACCGCTTACCACTGCTTCCGTTCGAGAGGGAGCTGATCAAGGCGCTCGGCTGCACCGAGGAGCAGTATCGATTTTTTGCTGCGCAGGCTGAATGGCGCAGCCGTGTGCGGCCTGCTGGGTATGAGCACATTCCTGAGGTGCGTGCTGAAGCGGGCACGATCATCGCTGTTATCAGCCTCGTCATTGGTGTTGCCAGCTCGGTAGCGAGCTTCCTGTTGACTCCCAAGCCGCGAATGCCATCAGCTGATCGCGGTGGCCAGCGGATGCTGTCGGACAGGAGGGGCGCTACGGCATTCGGCGCGACCTCGGGCTTCGATAGTCAGGCCGAGGTGGCGGACTACGGCGAGCCTGTGCCGATCATCTTCGGCCGTTACACCGGCGCAACCGGCGGCGTGTTGGCAGCCCCCAAGCTGGTGTGGTCGCGTGCCTTCAGCTATGGCACACAGCAGGGCGTCAAGCTGCTGATGGCAGTTGGCGAGGCTGGCCGGCAGGAGTCGGTCAATGGCATCGTCCGACCAGATCTGCAGGGCATCTTCTTGGGCACTTCACCGCTTGATGCGGCGTTCGCCCACACCTTCGCGTTCTACTGGCGCAGCCGTTCACGCGAGGGCAGCTCACGCCTGCTGGCGGAAACCCTGCGCTATGGCACCCGAGGTGGTGCCGCCACCGGCGACCCGCAGGACCGCGACGACGTGTTCCTGTGCCCCACCAGCGAAAGCCAGAACGACACCGGCTTCTGCATGGCGTATTCGCCCAGCGCGAACGTTGAGTTCGGCTGCTATGCACCGATCTACAACGGCACCGACTACCGGGTGAACTTTCGGATCATCCCGCTGCAGTCAGTTCCTGACGCTGAAGACGATCCTGGCGCACAGATCGGCAGCGAACGCGCCAAGATCACCGGCACCGACAACGACCGCGTTAATCCCACGCAGTCGGGCGCCATGCAGGATCTTGGCCAGCGTGGTGTTGGCCGCGGCTACAGCCGACGCATGGGACTGGTGGCGCTCAACGGTCAACCCGTGAGCGGCGTCAAAGACAAGCGCACCGTGGCCGTAGGTGATCGCGTCACTTTCCAGATCTCTGGCAGGCAGATCCCTGAAAACTTCTACTACAACCAGTCCTATCAGACCGTAAAGGTTGATGACATCAACAACGAGCTGAACAGTCAGCGTGCGGCTGCTGACGGCCAGCTGCAGCTCGGTGAGACCTTCATGATCGGCTACACCTTGTGGAAGGTGGTCGATCGCACTGCCGGCATCTGGGATGAAGGCCGCGACGTGACGGTGACGCTTGAGTGCATCGAGCTGCTGTCACCGCGTGCAGATCGCAAGCAGATCGGCCTGATCGGGCCGGACATGCTGACCCGCAATTATCTCAGCGACAACGCAACCAGCTTTCACGCACCGCCGGAGTGGTATCCGCTGGTGAAGGCGCAGATCGGCATCGTGCGCAATGCCCGGCCGTGTGATGCAACCGAGATCGGCATCAAAAGCCAGGTGTGGAATCAGGCCAACGGGCTGTGCAACTTCTCCAGCCTGATCTCGCCAAACGATCTTGTCCGCGCCGACAAAAACCGCGTGGCGATCAGCAGCGGCACGATGACGCTGTACTTCCGCCGCACGTCAGTATTCACGCTGCAGCTGCGCCCAGCCGGCCGGGATAACGACGGCAACGAATACGAATGGGAGCCGCTGCGGCTTGCCTTCTGCGTGACTGGCGAGCAGCCGGTGGATCAGTTCAACTTCATCCGGCTGATGCACCCGCAGCGTGCCAGCTATGAGTTCCGCATGGTGCCACGCAGCGGCGCTGATGTGATCCAGAGCCTCGATGATGAAGCGGATGTCTGGCAGCTCGATGCACGCTCGGTTACGGGCGAGCGGGCCACGCTGACGCAGGTAATGGACTCGCGTTACGGCACCTTCGTGGTCAACTCCGTGGGGCGTCTGGTCAGGCGGCAAGAGATCATCTTCAACGAGGAGATGGCAACCGGCCCGGTGAGCGGCGGCGTCATCCAGTCATTCAACACGCCGACAGCGGCAACGATTGTTGATTACTTGCCGCAATCGAGCGAGTTTGATCAGAGGTTCTACCGCCAGGCATGGAGTTTTGAAGTTTTCGGCAATGCCAACAACCGATCCATCGGTGCTCAGCGCACGGTCAAGATCAGCGAAACCGTAGGAGCCAAAGGCACGCTGGTGGTATCGGTCACTGCCACCGTCAGGCAGGCTTCTTCTGGGTTTCCCGACACCGTGAAGAAGATCTGGACGTGGCCCACTGTCGTGGTTTCGCAGGAGGAGTCGACCGGCGTCTGGGTGGTGGGCGACACCGCCCGCGATTTCGTCAGCATCAGCGCTGAAAACCTGTTTGGTGACCTGATCAACGGTGCAGACCGCGTGGCAGCCGTCTTCAGCATTGATGCACTGAAGAACGTCTACGTGTCGCCGGCGCAGTCCGGCGCTCGCATCTTTGAGTCCACCAGCCAGCTGGCTGACGTGAGCCACTACAGCAACCTGATCAACCGATCGAACGCCAGCTCACCTGAACATCAGATCACCTACGTGAACGAGATGGTGGCGAATGAGCGGACACCCAAGTACGAAAACCTCACGATGGCCGGCCTAGCGCTGAAGGCATCACGCACCTACGCCTCGCTCGATCAGATCCGCGTGTGGCTGGCTGATGGCCTGCCCGTGCAGCGCTTCCACCCGGATGAGGCCGGCACATTCGGCCCCAGCAACCTGTTCTGTGATCTGGTCTACTACCTGCTGACAGACAAGACCGCAGGCGCCGGTGAGCTGATCTCGCCCGAGCTGATCAAGACGGAGGACTTTGCCGACACAGCCAAGTTCCTGCGCCGCAACGACCTGTTCTTTGATGGCGCCATCAGCGCACCGACAAACATCCGCCAGTTCATTGCGGACACCGCGCCATTCTTCCTGTGCAACTTCGTGATCGCTGACGGCAAGTTCAGCCTGGTGCCAGCGCTGCCGACCACGCGCGGCGGTAACATCAGCACGGAGGCAGTGCCGATCAGCGGCCTGTTCACCAGCGGCAACATCATCGAAGAAAGCTTCGAGATCGAGTACCTCTCCAGCGAGGAGCGCAACGACTTCCAAGCTGTTGTGCGCTACCGCGAGGAACGCAAAAACCAGCTGCCGCAGGAGCGGACGCTGAATGTGCGGTGGAACAAAGCGCTGGCAGCAGATGACCGCATCGAGACCTTCGACCTCACGCAGTACTGCACCAGCAAGAATCACGCAGCGCTGGTCGCCAAATACTTCATGAGCCTGCGGCGTCGCGTGACGCACACGGTGCGGTTCAAGACCAGCCCCTACGGCCTGCAGCTGGCGCCCGGTTCGTTCATCCGCGTGGTGACAGAGGCCAGCCCCTACTCCGGCGCCAACAACGGCATCGTGGATGAAGAAGGCGCGATCACAGCGGCCAATCCGCTGGACGATGGCACCTACTCAGTCATCTACTACAAGCCCGGCGCACCGGACGTGGATGAGGGCTCGCTGGTAGTGGTCAACGGCCGCACCACGCAGGAGCGGCTCTATGGCGCTGTGTTCAGCGTGGTGAACGCCAGCACCTCCAGCAATGTCTACATGATCGAGCAGCTGACACTCGATCAAGATGGCATGGTCCAGATCAGCGCCACCGAGTTCCCGACTGACTCTGGCTACAGTTCCCTTATGGCGCAGGATGTCCTGTCTGGCACTGCTTTTGTCGTGGAGGGCTGATCGTGGACTTTCCCAACCTCGTGCCATCCAGCAGGGCGTTCGATGCCGGCGACTATCCAGTGAAGACGTTCAAGTCGCAGAACGGCTCTGAGGTTCGCCTGCTCTACGGCAGCCGGCGCACCGGCATGACGCTGAGCCTCACTTACGACAACATCCCGGACGCAAGGGCCGAGAACTTCGTGCAGCACTACATCGAGATGCGCGGCACTTACAAAACGTTTGAGCTGATGGATGAAGTCGAAGGCGTCCGCACTGGCTGGCAGGGTGAGCGCCGCACGCTCGGTGCATTCGCGTGGGGCAACCTGTGGCGTTATGCAGAGCCGCCAGCACTGCAAAGCGTGAAGCCTGGCCGCAGCAGCGTACAGGTGAAGCTGGTTGCTGTTCTCTAAGATGGCCACAGGAGGCTGACCCATGGCAAAGGCTTACACCGGCAGGGATGGCCGCCTCGTCTTCAAAGGCGATGTGATGGTGAAGGTCGCCAACTGGTCGCTTGAGACTCAGCTGGAGATGCTGGACATCACCACGCTGGGCGACTCGCACCGCCGGTTCAAGCCGGGCGTGCTGGCCTATTCCGGCAGCGCAACGCTGCTCTACTACAAGTCGGCCAGCCGTAACGATGCATCGCGGATCCTGCGCGAGATCATCAACACCGATGCAGATGGCATTGCCGACAACGCAGATGTTGCGATGCGGCTGCGCTTTGTCGATGGCGACATCCTGAACGAGATTGCCTTCCAGGCTTTCATCACCAGCGCCAGCATCGCTGCATCCGTTGGCGAGGTGGTCTCTGCACAGATCTCCTTCCAGGTCGATGGGCCGCTCACAACGGTGACGATCTGATGGCGGTCTACCTCGGCAATTTCGGCAGGATCGCGCTGAGGCGCCGCTTCGATGAGTCGAAGGGCACGCTGTATTCGATCATCAATCCGAGCGACATCAACACCGACCTCGATCGGTTCAGCTTCGACTTCGACCAGTCCACACTGATCACCGGCGACCAGCTGCTGCTGTTCACCACTGACGGCACCACGCTCGACTTCGTGGCCGCTTCAGGCTGGAGCAACAACACCCGCCAGAACAGCGGCACATGGTTCGTGAACGTCGATGAGGTGGGCGGCGTCCGCCTCTACCGAACCTTGGCGCACGCGCTGGCTGGTGGGCAGGCCAATGCCATCCAGCTGTCTTCGATCGCCCGCAACATCCCGGTGCGCGGCTATGTGGACAACACCGCTCAGCGCACGCTGGGTGAGATCACCAGCTATGAGCTGAACACTACCCGCGAGACGATCGACATCACCACGCTGTCGGATGACTTCCGCCAGCAGTATTCGAGCATCATGAGCGGCTCAGGTCGCATCAGCTGCCAGTGGGACTACAAGGACAACTGCGGTGATGGCACCTACGAAACACCGCACTACCTGCTGCAGCTGCTGCTCCGCGTGGATGTAGGCAGTGAGTTTGTGGCTGATCTGTACCTGAAACAGGCCAACTACAACCCAGCCGGGGTATCAACCTCAGGCGACTCGATCTTCTACCGCGTGATCGGTGTGCTCACGGCCTGCGCGATTCAGGTCGCACCCGGCAACATCCTTGAGATGACCGCTGAGTTCATCACCACCGGATCCGTCCGGTTGCTCACTGACATCGACAACGAAGACAACCTGCTGCTTGAAAGCGGCGACAAGATCAAGCTGGAGCAGGATGCCGCATCCTTCCTGGCTGCGCGTGATCGCATTACCTAAACTGCTGAGGAGGCACTAGGCGCCATGGCTGATCTCAAGATTTCGGAACTAGCGGCCCTAGCCGGTGCCGACCTAGCAGCTGGTGACCTGCTGCCGGTTGCGGACATCAGCGCATCCGAAACCAAGAAGCTGACGATCAGCGACGCAATCGGCTATGGCGTCACTCTGATTGCAGACGCCACAATCCCTGGCGCCAAGATCCTATTCAACGCTGGCGGCATCGCTGGCGATCGCATCGCAGATGGCGGCATCAGCGCCACGCAGATCGCTGCTGATGCAGTCACCGGCATCAAGCTGGCTGATGGTTCGACCTGCCAGCTGCTCGGCACGCTGCCGGCCGCTGGCGACTACGTGGGCCAGCTGGCGCTCGATACCGACGACAACAAGCTGTACCTCTGGGGCGGCAGCACCTGGATCGGCCTGAAGGCTGCCGGCTCGATCAACACCGTGCTGGGCAGCACCACCGGCCCGGTCAACGTGGTGGTGGTCACGGCCGGCGATACGGTCACTGTCTCGGCAACGCTGGACGCCAGCACCGCAGCCGGGCAGTTCCTGGCAGGCCCCACCTCCGGCGCTGGTGCTGTTGAGCTGCGCACCATTGCCGCCACTGACCTGCCGCTGGCCACCACCAGCGCGATCGGCGCTGTGCAGGTCAACGGCGAGGGCCTCCGCATGGACGGCAACCGCATCGAGATCAACAACGATGTAACCGCCAGCGCGTCCTATCAGGTGGTGACCTATGACGCCAAAGGTCTGATCACCGCTGGCCGCGCCATCACCAGCGCTGACATCCCTGTCGCCACCTCCGGCGCTGTCGGCTCAGTTCGCCCCGGCACCGGCCTGAGCGTCACGGCCGATGGTGACCTGAACCACACCAATGCGGTGACCGGCGCCACGGCCACCAAGATCACCTACGACGCACAGGGCCACGTCACCGCCGGCGCCAACCTGGTAGAGGCTGACATCCCCAACCTGCCAGCCAGCAAGATCACCACCGGCACGCTGTCGGTCAGCCTGCTTGGCAGCAACAGCATCACCGGCGCCAAGCTCGGCAATGCCTCGACCGTGCAGTTCGGTGGTGCAGGCAGCACCGCCGGCGTGGTCAGCTTCCCGGTGGCTGAGTTCAAGGGCCAGTATTTCTGGGATGAGCTAAACGGCGACCTCTACATCTGGTCAGGCTCCGCATGGCTGCCGGTCACGATCACCTCGGGTGAGCTGGTCTACGGCGGCACCTATGACGCCAGCGTGAACCAGGTCTCATCGGTGACCTCGGCGGGCTCCGCTGCTGGCCTTGTGGTCGGCGCTGCCCTGCCGGCCGCCAGCACAACCAACAACCGCTATTACGTGGTGGTGGGTGACGCCGGCACGGGCACCGGCAACGCACCAGCTGAAGCGCTGGCGCCACCCGACATGATCCTGTCCAACGGGGCAACCTGGGACCTGATCGACGTGTCGAGCGGCATCGGCGGTCAGATCGCAAGCAACATCACATTCACGCCTTACGGCGCGATCGCAGCCACCAACGTGCAGGCTGCACTGCAGGAGTTGGATGATGAGAAGCTGCCCAAGGCTGGCGGCACCATCACCGGCGCTGTGCTGGTCGGCACTGGCGGCTCGATCGGTTTCGAGGGCAGCACCGATGACGCCTACGAAACTTATCTGGCGGTGGTGGATCCAACCGCTGACCGCACCATCACCTTCCCGGACGCATCGGGCACGGTTGTTCTGTCCGGCGCGATCGTTGATGCAGACATCGCAGCCGGTGCAGCAATCAGCTTCAGCAAGCTGGCAGCACTGACCAGCGGGCACATCCTGGTCGGCAATGGCAGCAATGCCGCGGCCAGCGTGGCAATGAGCGGTGATGTGACGATCAGCAATGCTGGCGTTACCACAGTGGTGACCGGCAGCACCAGCACTGCCGGCAAACTGCAGCTCACGGATTCGACCAGCAGCACCAGCACCACCACGGCGGCAACACCCAATGCGGTGAAGACCACCTACGACTTGGCCAATGCGGCGCTGGCCAGGTCTGGCGGCACGATGACCGGCACGATCACTTTTGCCGCTGGTCAGACGATCTCAGGCTATGCAGCGCTGGCGACCGTTCAGAGCTTCACCGCAGCGCAGCGCGGCGCGATCACAACGCTGACCGATGGTGCAACGATCACGCCGGACTTTGCCGCAGCCAACAACTACACCGTCACGCTCGGCGGTAACCGCACACTGGCAAACCCGAGTAACCTCACAGCAGGTCAGAGCGGCGTGATCTACATCGTGCAGGACGGCACCGGATCACGAACACTGGCCTATGGGTCGCAGTATGACTTCGAGGGTGGCACTGCGCCGACCCTGAGCACTGCTGCTAACTCGGTGGATGCACTGGTCTACACAGTGCGCACCACTGGCTCGATTCTCTGCCGTCTCCTGAAGGCTTTTAGCTGATGACCGTTCCCGGCAACGTCAACGAACTGCTTCTGGCTGCTGATGCTGCGGGCGGCGGCGGCTACACCATCAGCCGTAGCCTGCGGTTTAACTCGGCGGATTCGGCTTACCTCAGCCGCACCCCCGCATCAGCCGGCAACCGCAAGACGTGGACCTGGGCGGGATGGGTGAAGAGGAGCAGCGCAAGCGGTTATCAGACTCTTTTTGCTGCAGATCCTAATGTCGGCTACTTTGACGCTTTGACATTTGGCGGTGAAACTATTTACGCATCTTTTAGTAACGCGACAAACAACGGAGAAGCGGCGAATCTAATCACTAGCGCTGTGTTCCGAGATTTCTCAGCGTGGATGCACATTGTGTTTGTGGTCGACACAAGCAATGCAACGTCAACAGAGCGTTTGAGACTGTATGTTAATGGGTCCCGTATTACAGTATTTTCAACGATAAATTATCCTGCTCAAAATTTTGATTGCGTATATTTTAACACCACTGCCAAACATTTTATAAGTAGTTCACAAAGGCAGCCGTCTTGGCTTTTAAACGGCTACCTCGCCGACATCCACTTCTGCGATGGCACCGCTTACGACCCCACCAGCTTCGGTGAGTTCTCCGCCACGACCGGCGTGTGGATGCCGAAGGCTTTCACCGGCAGCTACGGCACCAACGGCTTCAAACTCGATTTCGCGGATAACTCCGCCGCCACTGCTGCTGCACTCGGTAAAGACACCAGCGGCAACGGCAACAACTGGACCCCGACGAACCTCAGTGTCACCGCTGGCGCAGGCAACGACAGCCTCATCGACGTACCCGTCAACGGCAGCCAGACCGATACGGGCGTGGGGGGTGAGGTGAGGGGGAATTACTGCACTTGGAATGCGCTGATCAACGGCGACACGGCGGCCAACGGGAACCTTGATGTGACCAATGACACCGCCCGCGGCACCCACAAACTGCTGGACTATGACGCCTACTGGGAAATCGCGTCAGCCGGTGGCACCACTACCGCAGGCATTGTCTCAGACGGAGGCACGACTAACACCACAACAATCGCCACGGGAAAGACTTATGGCTTCAAGCTCAGCACTGCTGGCGCCTTGGAATACAAGAACATCACCGATGCCGGTAACTGGACAAGTATCACCACTGGACTGACGGGCATTCAATTTCCGTATGCCAGCACGGGCGCAGGTGTTACGGCTTCTCTCAACGCTGGACAGCGAGCCTTTGCTTCGACCGCCCCCAGCGGCTTCAAGGCGCTCTGCACCGCTAACCTCCCCGCGCCCACCATCGTCAAGCCCAGCACGGTGATGGATGTGGTGCTCTACACCGGCACCGGCTCCACGCTGACCCCCACCAGTTCGCTCGGTTTCAGCCCCGATCTGGTCTGGATCAAGTCACGCTCTGCCGCCACTGATCATGCGTTGTACAACACAGTGCGCGGCGCACAGAGACGGCTTGAGTCAAACACCACCGATGCAGAAGTCAGCAGTGACAACGGACTGACAGCGTTCGACTCAGCAGGCTTCACGCTTGGCACACTGGCGCAGGTCAATACTAACGCCGCTACCTACGCGGCCTGGTGTTGGGACACCGGTAGTTCCACTGTCAGCAATACCGCAGGCACTATCACGTCTAGTGTCAGAGCTTCGACCACCAATGGATGCTCTGTACTTACCTACATCAGCAACGGTACAAATGGCGCCACATTTGGTCACGGACTGGGAGTTGCACCACAATTTATAATAATTAAAAGTTATACAGGAGGCGGTATTGGGTGGGCTGTCTATCATCAAGCACTGGGAAATACTAAATATCTTTTACTGGAATCCACGGCGGCGGCAGCAACAAGTTCCACAGTTTGGAATAACACCAGCCCCACATCTACGGTTGTCACTTTAGGCACAAATGATCTGGTGAACTACAGTAGTGGTGGTTTTGGTTTAGGTTACGTCGCCTACTGCTTTGCCCCAGTCGCGGGCTACAGCGCCTTCGGCAGCTACACCGGCAACGGCAGCGCGGATGGGCCGTTTGTTTATACCGGGTTTAGGCCGAGGTGGTTGATGATTAAAAATACGATAGACCCTTATGATAATGGGTCTCTTTACCAATCCCATAGCTGGGTTATCAGGGATACTGCGAGGTCTGCATCTAACGCAGCCACTGTTTATCTGGGCGCGAATAAAGCTGATGCAGAAGTGGACGCATGGCAAGTGGACATACTGTCCAATGGTTTTAAGGTTCGGACAAATACCGGCAGTGATATAAACAAATCCGGGAATACGATGATTTACGCCGCCTTCGCGGAGTCGCCCTTCCAGTATTCCCGAGCCCGCTAACCTTCAACCACGGACCTGATCGCCATGTTCATCCTCCCCGACGGCCGCCCCATCTCACCGGACGTGGCGTTCACGCTCAACGACATCCAGTACCCCGCCAACTGGTTGCGCCTGTCCACCTTCGAGGAGCGTGCAGCAATCGGCATCTCTGAAGTGCCAGATCCTGCGCCATACGATCAGCGCTTCTACTGGGGGCCGAACAACCCCAAGGATCACACCCAGCTGGTGGAGCAGTGGAGCCAGCAGACACGCACCACCGCCGGCACACTGCTCGCCCCAAGCGACTGGCTGGTGATCCGCGAAACCGACAACGCCACACCTGTGCCCACTGAATGGCGCACATGGCGTGAGTCGATCCGCACCGCAACCGGCGTCAAGATCGACGCCATCGAGGCCACCACCACCACCGAGGAGCTGGCCGCTTACATCACCGGCGCCGACTACCCCGCATGGCCGGCAGATCCCAGCCAGCCTGCACCAGCACCAGCTGAGGGTGATGTGATCGCCATCCCTGAGGATGCCATCGCCAGCGGGGGCGCCGTCTGATGGCTGTTCGCAGCAAAACGGGCACCGCACGGATCGATCACCAACCAGGCCCACCTAAGACCACACGCCAAGGATTCGGCCAACATTCGCGGCCACGTCGCAGAGGCCGCAAGCCTTTGCGGGGACAAGGCCGCTAACTCACGCTTGCCGATACCGCAAGGGTGTGGCCACGTTCGGCCGTTACGATGTGGTCGAGACTGGGCGCCCCGATGTCGGACGATCCCAAATCCATCGCCGGTGTCTTTGCAGCGTCCCTTCCCGCTGCGATCGCTGCTGGCCTGGTAGCCATCGGGGCGCTTCTCATCTCGATGCAGGTGCAGTCCGCACGCATCGAGGCGACACTCGTGCAAATGGCCAAGTCAGTCGAGGAGCTGAAGACTGACGCGCGCTCAGAATTGGCAGATCTCGACAAGCGCGTGCGTGCGCTTGAAATGCAGAACTAACCTGAGGGAACAAGCATGGATGCCATGAACCCCGAAACCATTGCCGTGATCGCCATCGTGATCGCGGCCGGCAGCGAGATCATTGCCCTGACGCCTCTCAAGTCCAACAGCTGGATCCAGCTGCTGCTGACTGCTGCTCGGATGGCCTTCCCAAAGCGCAAAGGCTGATCATGGCCAACCCTGCGCCGATCACGCTGGAGCAGCTGTTTCGGTACTATCGCGGGCTGCCGCATCAGGCTGCTGCCATCCAGCAGCTAGAGCAGGATCTAGCGGTCAACGGCTACGCCGCAGCGATGCGCCGTGATCGCGCATGGTTCAACACTTGGAGCCAAGACGGCAAGCAGGCTGACCTTGGCCAGGCACTCAAGCTGATCCAAGATTTTGAGGGCTGCCACCTCGATGCCTACAAGTGCCCAGCCGGTGTGTGGACAATCGGCTGGGGAACAACGCGCTATGGCGACGGCCGGCCCGTGCAGTCTGGCGACAAGATCAACCGGGTTGAAGCCGACATGCTGCTGCGGCAGGAAGTCGATCGCATCGCCGCCAAGCTGCGCGCCACCATCCCCTTCTGGGTAGAGATGACCGATGCGCAGAAATCGGCGCTGATCAGCTTCGCCTATAACCTCGGCTCAGGGTTCTACGGCGGCAAAGGATTCGAGACGATCAGCAAGCGGTTGCGCGAGAAGGACTGGGCAGGCGTGCCTGATGCCATGCTCCTGTACCGCAACCCCGGCACTGCATTTGAGGCCGGCCTCAAGCGGCGCCGGATTGCAGAAGGTGACCTATGGGGCCGTGAGCGGCAGACCACTGGGCCGATCTCAGCGATGTTCACGCCAGAGTCGCCCTTCAGCTTCAAGATCACCCCACACATCACTTACGGCGAGTTCGCGCTTAACCAAGAGGCTCGGCGCTTCGATCATCAGCACCAGTGCGATACAGCGCTGAAGCTGGCGCAGTTTTTGGAGAAGGTGCGCGCGCAGTTCGGTGGTCGGCCGGTGGTGATCACCTCGGGCTATCGGCCAGCAGCGATCAACAAGCTGGTCGGTGGCGCCAGCAGCTCAGAGCACCTTTATGCCGGCATTGGCGTGGGTGCGGTGGACTTCTACGTTGATGGCGCCGACATCAATGCCGTGCAGGACTGGTGCGACAAGAACTGGCCCTATTCACTGGGATACGGCGCACCTAAAGGTTTCGTGCATTGCGGCATCCGCAAGGGCAGCCCTAGGGTGCGCTGGGTGTATTGATTAACTAAGTGCCACCGCAAGAACGACACGGCCACGCTGCCAAAGGTTATTCGCCAACCTATCGCTCATGGATGAGCATGAAGGCAAGATGTCTGAACCCCAGCTCAAAGCGCTGGCTTCACTACGGCGGCGCTGGCGTAAAAGTGTGTGAGTGTTGGATGCTGTTCTCTCATTTCTTGGCAGACATGGGCGATCGCCCTGCCGGCACGACCTTGGGGCGACTTGGCGACCAAGGAAATTACGAGCCTGGCAACTGCCAATGGCAGACGACAAAAGAACAGGCGAAGACAGGCTCAAGCAATGGGCGAGCAAAACTGACCGAGGAGCAGGTAGTCTGCATCCGCGCCCTTTACAAGGCAAAAGCGCGCAGGGGCTGCTCGGCAAAGAACATGGCAGCAGATCTTGGCGTTAGCTTCGGCACCATCGATCAGATCGTGCGTGGCGTGACTTGGAGCAAGGCCTGATGTCTCCTTTGCCTGACTACGAGATTCACGACCTGTGCAAGCGTCACGCCATGGTGGTGCCGTTTGATCCTGATCTGGTCAACCCCGCCAGCATCGATGTGCTGCTGGGCGATCGCATCATGATCGAGGTGGCCGAGACCCCGCAGCTGCAGATCCACGGCATCAGCGGCCACACCGCAGATGATCCGTACCTGCTGCAGCCGGGTGAGTTTTGCCTAGCGGAAACACGCGAGATCTTCAACCTGCCGGACTGCATCGCTGCACAGTTTGTGCTCAAGTCAAGCCGCGCACGCGAGGGCATCGAGCACCTGCTGGCCGGATTTTGTGATCCAGGGTGGCATGGCAGCCGGCTGACGCTAGAGCTGAGCAACGCACGCCGAATGCACCCGGTGGCAATCTGGCCCGGCATGAAGATCGGCCAGATGGTGTTCCACAAGATGGAAGGCATCCCCGGCCGCAGTTATGCGGTGACTGGCCGTTACAACGGCGACTTGGCAGTGACCGCTAGCAAGGGCTAACCTGACGGAGGAGAAATCCGGTGAGAACGCGGCCCCGGTCTAGTCAGCCGGGGCTTTTATTTGCGCATCGGATGCTTCAGCGGTGCCATACGCATCCGGTGGATGCGACCCGGTGCCTCAGCCGGATCATCGAGCGGTATCAGAGTGTAGTCGTCGCAGCCGTGGCTTTCAGCGAAGTGCTGCGCGCCGATGTGGGTGGGGAACGGCCCGACGTGCCACGGGCCGATGCGGAGGATGTATTGCATGGGTGGAGAGTAGGGCCGCCGGATCAACCCAGTCCGTAAACGGAGCAGAGCCGATTGAACTCGGCCATGTCGAACTGAGGATGAGCCATCCAGCGGTCGAGGTTTGCGCACCAGCGGCTGTAGGCGTCCATGTCGGCACCGACAGAAGCGATGCAGGAGGACTGGCAACGCACCGCCATGTTGGTGGGGGAGGCAGGGAGCAGCGAGAGGGGAGTGAACATCGGTCCGGTGCGGTTGATGAACTAACTATACCCCGCCAACGGGGCACACTGCGCTGATCGGGCAGCCCGTTCACAATCCGTCACAGTGCCTGTCACTGTTCCCGTCGCTACCGTTGGCCAAGCGGCGGCCAGCCCATGCGGGCGTTTTACCTAGAAATCTCCGCCAAGCTCATCATCCGATCCGACACCGACCTCAACGACCTGCCAGCGGAGATCTACTCACGCATGGCCGAGTTCATCCCCTCCGATGACGACATCATCGATATCGAGGTGAACGCTGTCCCCCTGCCGCCGGACCTCTGTGGATCAGCACCACATTGATGAGACGCGCCTGGTCACTCGGCGATCGGCGCGTGATCAGATCCACCTCGCATGGAACTACCGCTGCGCCTACTGCAACGATCCGCTCGGCCGCAGCCCCACCCTTGACCACGTGGTGCCCAAGGTTCACGGCGGCCTGACTGTGCGCGCAAACCTGGTCAGCTGTTGTTTGATTTGCAACAGCCAGAAGGGCCATAAAGAATGGATCAGCTGGTATCGGGAGCAGCCCTTCTGGTCTGCACTGGGCGAGTGGGCCATCGCGCAGTGGCTTGCGGATGGCGCTAATCTTGCGGCCTAGACCTTTTTCGAGGGCTAGGCGGTAACGTTGCGCCCGGCAGCGGTAAGGCTGGCACCGCGTGAGGACCAGCTACCGGGCACCCCAATCACGGCAGGATCCTGCTGCACACCCACAGCGCGATCAGGCAGGTCGCCCAATACTCCACCGCCAAGATCAGCACGTCGTGGAGCATCACTGGGCGAGCAGGTGGTTGAGATACAGCTCGGCCTGCCACAGGTCGCTCGAATACCGGCAGGTGCCACCCACGCAGCTGCGGTAGTACACCTCACCCTTCACGGGCATGATCGTCTCGATGCTGCCGCCATCGCGCTCGGTGCGGCTGATCACTTCAGGCCCGAACATACAGATCACACCTGGCCGCGAAACGGCCGCCGCTTCTCTTCGATTCTGGCAACTCATACCCGCAGCGCTGCTGGTTCATCTCCCAGAAGCGACAATCCCAACACATTGGCGGCCCACCAGCTGGCCGCAAGCTGGTGACAGCCGCTCGATAGATCGACTGCGCGCGCAGCAGCGCTTTCTGCAGCTGCACCGTGCCGGTATCAATCTCGATCTGCAGTTCAGGCTTAGGACCGAGCACAATGCGCGCGTGCCAGTTTCGATCGGAGCGGCTGCACACCAGCAGCAGGCGGCCGGCGTGCAAACTGATCATTCGTCTTCGCCGTAACTCGGTTGATGGAAGATGCGCTCGAACTGCATCGACAGCGGCTCAGGCTCACCAGCGGTGACGTGTGCCGCTACCGGATCAGCTGGGTTGGCCGCCACGAACACGGTCGGCCAGTGCAGCTCCTTCACAACCACCAAGCTGGTACGAGGGCTGTGCACCAGCACCCACAGCGCAGCGCGCTCAAGCAGGTTCAGGCCGGGCAGGTGCATCATTGCTCCAGTTTGCCGAGCAGACGGCGGATATACCAGGCGGCCTTGGCCAGCGACACCGCCTCCCCCTTGTGGCGCTCGCGCCATGTGTACTTGATGATGTTGCCCTTGCAGTAGCCGCGAAACTCCTCCGGCGTGAGGGCAGCTTCGATCGCATCAATGCACTCGATGCCGCCTTGCTTGTAGTGGTCCGGGTTGATCTGGTCACTCATCGAGCCAACTCCATGCGATGCGTTTGCAGATACGCCATGCGTGTTTTTCGTCAACATCAAACTCAGCCGCCAGCTGGCGGTAACTCCACCCCTCGGTGCGAAGCTGGCGCAGCTTGCGCACCAGCTCAGGCGTCAGGATTGCGGCGATGTTCTCCTCGCCAGCCTTAAATGGCCGGCCGCGCGGGATCACCTCCATTTATCACCCAGCAGCTGTTGGCGGCACACCTCGATCGCCTGCTGCGCCTGCTTCTGCGTCATCACCGACTCAGTGGCATCCATGGCTCGCACAACACGAGCAAGCATTTCGGGGTAGCTGGTGTCGCGGAAGTTAGCGGCGATGTCGCGGCAAAACTCCTCCCACAGGCCGGTGTAGGTGCTGCAGGTACGGCCGCTGCGTTCGTACAGCGCGTCCATCATGTCGGCGCGTTGCTGGTCAAGCTGGACTGGGTTCATGGTTCAAGCAGTTGGCGGATGTGAAGCAGCTCAGCGCAGAGCTGCTGGCGGTTGCGGATCCCGGTGATGCCGTGCAGCTCATCGATTCTGATGTCGATCAGCTGGCGGATGCGCCGGCGCTCCTCAGTCTGACCAGCGGAGAAAGCGCTGGTGTCGCTGAGCAGCTGCTCGATGCGGTGACGGATGTCGGTCATGGCAACAGCCTCACCTCATGACGCATAGCCAAACCTTGCCCATAACCATCGGCGCGGTCAAAGACGATCAAGCGATCATTGACGTTCTCTTGGCCTTCAAGAACAATTGCCTCGCCTTGCCAGCCACCAACGGTAGGCACCTTGAGGCGAATGCGATCGCTAGCGCGCAAAAGTCTTGGCATCACGCCACCTCCACCGTGGCACCAGGCCAGCGTGCTTGTGCATAACGGATCGCGTGCTTTTTCGATTCAGCGCGCGTGATCCACGTCATCGGCTGGGCACCCTGCGGATAAACGATCAGCCGGAACTCCTTGGTGCGTGTCTTGGGCCGCGGCCGGCTGATGCCATCGCCGTGCTTGCTGGTGGTTGGTTCCTCGCGCCACTGCCAAGGCAGCATGGCGCCAACAATTTCAGACATGGCAGTTGGGGTCAGTGACGGTATCAGGGTTGAGCCATTCCAGCTCGTGCCACCACGGCAGCCAAGACTCGGCCGCAATGGCGACAGCTTCGGTAAACGTGTGCGCTGTGATCGACTCGATCACATTGGCGCTGCGAATCTGGAAGTAGAAGCGGCGTTCAGTCATCGAGCTGCTCCAGTGCGCGGCGAATGATGTCGGCGGATTCTTTCTTGAGGTACCACCTTTCAAGGCTGAGGTGTAGCTCGTCCAACGCCTGCTCCTTCAAGCTCGGCGGCTTGGGCTGGGCCAGCACGGCGCGGGCTTCCTCGGCTTGAGCATGGATCCTGGCAACATTGCCAGAAAGATCGTGCTTCTCTTGGAAGTAGCTAGAGGCGTGATTGCCCCAGCCTTCAACATCATCGGCGGCATCGTGCAGCGCATCAGCCAGCCGCTGGATCAAGTCGCGTGGGTTTGCGTCAGTCATGGGCTTCAAGCTCGACGGCAATGGCCAAAAGTTCGGCGCGTATTGCTGCTGCGCTTACATCACAGCAAGAGTCATACGGAAGATGTGGTACTGGAACCACCTGATCCGCAGCAGCTCGCAGGGCGGCGGCGGTGACCCACTGAACGTGACGACGCGGGGCGTAGTCCATTTCTCGGTATGCGGCATCTAGCACCGCCTGTGCAGCGGGGGAAAGTTTAGTCATTGGTTTTCTAGTTCGGCAGCGATGGCGAGGATGTCGCCGTATATAGCAGTGCACGCAGCAACAAAACCAAGATCCCATTGGCTATCAGGATCTACCTGCTCTGGTGACGCCACTATCTCCACAACAGTCCGCAAAACGGCAGCAACGCATTGATAATCCCTCTGCAGAGGGCCATCTGGCCAGCCGCAGTTATCCATGTAGGCATCTAGGACTGCATTTGCAGCGGGTGAAAGTTCAGTCGTCAAGGAGTCCTCCGTCAACAAGACCGTCGCACCACTCCTTGAACGGTGCTTCAATCTGAGCCATGGCTTTGTTGTCGATAGTCTCAGGCTTGCGGATTATGCTGATTGCCAAGCCCAAAGCATCGCCAAGGCGATTTTCCAGCGTGTCCAGTGGCACAAACTTGTAGTCAGTCATCGAGCTGCTCCAGTGCGCGACGGATGGTGTCTGCACCAAGTTGAGTAGAGCTGTTATTGAGAATGTGAGCTAACGCCTCTAGCGCCTGCTCCTTCACGCTTGGCGGCGTGGGCTGCGCCAGGCGCTCTAAGAGATCAGCGATGCGATGGAAACGTTTAAAAGTCGCAGTAGCGGCCTTCTGTAAGGAGTAGTCAGCATTAGTTCTCAACCACGCCACCAGCTCAGCCACCTCCCCATCAACGGGCGGCTCATGCTGGGCCAGAGCGGCGCGGAGTAGCTCAATCAGCAGCTCGGGATGCTCTAGTCCGTGCCAGACAGAGATCCAGTCGATGCACGCCTCCAGCTCTTGGTCTGCGCCCCATTGGGCGGCGCGAGCAGCAAAAGCCGCAGTCCACGAAGACGCAGCTTCTCGGCCGGTCGTGGCGTCTACTTCCCACTGCCGCACCAGCTCCGGCGGTGGGGTTATGGGGTGCTCAGTCATGCCGCACCACCTGCTGCGTGCCGGAGTGGGTGGGCTGGTGGTGGGCACCGGACTCGATGCCGATCATGGCGAACACGCTTGCGGCAATCAGGCAGCAGATGGCGTTGTTGATGTGGTTGATCATGATGCGAGCGCCACACGGACGCGGTAACGGGTGATGTTGAGACGGTCGGCGATCTGTCGCTGACTGAGACCGGTGCGGTGCAGAACGCGGACGCGGCGATCGTCGCTGGCGGTCAGCCAGTCGATCACTGCGATCACAAGCAGCAGCGGCAGGAACAGCTTCCAGATCAGCAGCAGGGTGGTGGCGATCATGGCTGGAGGGAAGAAAGGGGAGAGCCCCGAAGGGCTCAGGCGGCAGACCAGCCGCAGCTCAGCCGATCGCGGTACATGATTCGAGCGTTGCCGAGGAAGTGGTAGCCCTGCCATAGGGCGTACCAGCTGCCGTTTGCTGCAGTCACCCAACGAGTGACCTTGACCGCCTTGGGATCGTTGGCGTCGGAGTTTTGAGGTGCGAACTCCCAGCGCTCGGCGCCGTATTTGGTGGTGGTGCCAGTGATGGAGAAGGTCATCTGTCGGGAAGCTGTGGCCTCGTCGGCCGTGAGCTAAGTATGCCCCGCCCACGGGTCACCCTGCCAACCGCTGTGACAGTTCTTCACACGGCATTAGTGCCGACCGCCAGCTCAACAGGCAACCGCAGAACGGGCACGCTCTTATTCGTGTCCGGCGTGCGCGCCCAGCCGATCGCTACCAAGCTCACCGGCAGCTCGACCGTGTACCAGACATGACGGCAGTCCACGCACCTCCGCTGACGGGTCACCTTGTCAGGCTGCTTCCCGTTCGTTGCGATCGCTCTGATCTCACCGCTACCGCAGCGTGGGCACTCCATAGGTATCCTGAACCTGTACCCCGCCACTATGGCACAGTGAACTTCGGTCAGTGGATGGCGGTCGAGCTATCGCCAGAACAACAGTTCGAGATCGAAAAACAAGCCCGCACCCTGCTCAACAGCAAGGATGCGGGCGCTATGGCTGCTGCTCTACTCAAGCAAGCCTGCTACCAGCAACAGCTACTGCAGCAGGCCGTTCACGAGATCGCTCGTCTTGAGTGCGAGCTGATGGGCTTCCCTAGAACAGATCCGCCTCAGTGATCTCCGTCACCACGCCATCGGTCGCTTGCGCCAGGCTGGCAGCTGCGCTCTGAGCAGTCACAGGCGGCACCCAGTCGCGCGGCGGCTGGGCCACTGCGCTCACATACGCAGTGCCATTGCTGCTCTGCTTTTTCCAGCCGCTCACCGGCACCTGCACACTGCCGTACTGATCCACCGGCTGGCTCAGCACGAACGCACACAGTGCATCCAGCTCCTCCGGCTTGATGTTCATCCGGCCGCTGAAATCCACTTTTGAATCAGGCTTGGTGGACTTGAAGATCGCCAGGTTCAGCTTGAAGGTCATGGTCTGGGTTGGGTAGGTGGATGGTTGGGGATCCCGCGCAGGTTCCGAAGCTCATACGCCTCGACCTCCGCCACGGGATACAAGACACGGCCGCCGATCTTCACGAACCTTGGCCCGCGGTTCTGACTGCGCCAGTTGTCGAGCGTGCTCAGCGTGACGACACCGCGCCAACGCTCAGCAAGCTCTCGCGGCTGGAGGTATCCAGCCTCAGAAGATTTCATCGTCATCAGTAGTTACCTCCTGCACGGGTTCGGGTTTCTTGGTGATCTTCTGGTTCAGATCCTCGATGCTGGCCTTAGGCGCCGGCGCCTCGCTCACGGTCACCGGCTCGACATCGAGCACCTCCTCCTGCGTCTGGATGCCGACCAGCAGCTCGGGGATATACAGCCGGCCCCAGAACGCTGCGCTGCGGTAGCGGATCATCAGCTCCGGCATGGTCGCCCACTTGCTGCCGGCCTTGGTGGCCCAGCCTTCACGCTTGGCCATTGCCATGCTCACCTCAGGGCCGCGCAGCTCTTCGCCGGTGGCAAGCTCAGTTGCCACTGCAATGCAGGCCAGCGTGTCGCCCTTGCCGCTGATCTCATACCGCAGCGGGCTGAACCGGCCGCAACCATTGATCAGGGCAATGATGAACTGGCTCGACCAGCTGGGGCGGCCGTGAACGACATGGAGGTTCTGGACAACCATCAGCGGGTCCAGGTTCATGCGGCGCGCGATGTTTAACGCCACCAGGCAGTTGGCATAGCCAGCCTGCCCCTGGAACTGCTGCGGGATCAGCGTGCTGCTGGCGAGAGCTTTGGCAAAGCGTTGAGCCTCGTCAAATGCAGCAGTGCTGGAGAAGACTCCTCCGTGCTGTTGTGTGGTCAGTGCTGTTGATTCGGTCATTGGTGTAACTCTTGATGGCAGGTTTGACATACAAGCATGAGGGCATTGAGGTGTTTCATCTCCGTCCCGCGAGGCGGATACCAAAGATGATGAACCTGCAAATGATCCGTGGCGGCGCACCTTTCGCACCGCTGCTTTGCCCTTTGATGAACAGCGGCGACCACCTTCTCCCAATACGAGGAACTTAAAAACCAGTCGTAATCTTCGCGGCGTTGCAGTTGCTCGTGTTCCAGTGATGAAACAAAGGCCCCAATGTCCTGCTCTGGATCCATCAGGAATGGCTGATCAGACAAAACATCCCAAGATGCTTTCATGGTCAGAACGCCTCGATCTCGGTAGGTGTTGTGGGCATGGATCCATCCGGCCGCGGCCGCATCCATGCAGGCAGGCTGATCATCTCGATCTGCTCGCTGTAACCGGGCCAGCTGTTGGCGGCCTTGCAGGTGGCGAGCACCTCTAAGTCACGCGCTGCAGTCTGCGCACCGAGCGCGATCATCTCGGCATCAGCCGCATA